TCGACAGGGACAAGGCACAGAAGCCTCGTGATCGTGAACGGATCTCCGCTGACCTTGGCGATTCCCTGGACTTTCTTCACTCCGATAACTGGCATTTTCATCAGTTCTGCTCCTAAAATTTTGTAGGTGAATGTCACACGTTGCTGCCAGACGACATATATACCAGCTGATCCACTTGCACAAGTGAAATATGTCTGTAGCATGCGAGCCGTCTGACCGTGACCCCTTGACGAGAGGATAAAAATATGAAACAGGATTTCCGCCGCTTGACGAGACAAGCAATTCAGCGTATGCGACCGGCGACTGCGTACCAACTCGCCAAAGTCCTGGACGTCTCGCCTGGTGCTGTCTATCGCTGGAGAGATGGCGTGCGCCAGCCCACTGGAGCCAACGCGATACGACTGCAAAACCTGGCACATTACGGGACGCTCGATCCAGGAGAAGCCGCTGGCAACGGATCCCACAGAACGCGCCAGGACGTTGCGCCGCTGCGAGTCGTCGCAGACTTGACACGATCACCAGCTGGACGAACCGTAACCGTCGCACCGCACATGCACGAGCGCGTCAAGCGGTCTGCGATATGGATGGCGAGCGGCAAAGCCCTCACCTGTCGACGTGCGCGACGCTCTGGAGGAGCGTCGAAAGGGCACCGTGGAAATTTAACGAAGAGCCTGTTTGGCAGGAAAAAGAAAGTGCGTGCGGTGTAGCAGCCCGCACCGTTCCAGGCACACGCAGAACGCGGCAAACGGAATGCGCCAGGACAGCGAGAGCAGGAACCCAAGCGGCAGCGACTTCTGATAACGGAATCGCTGCAGCTCCGCTGACAACGTGCAGTACGGCCCATCAGAATCTTTGGTCGAGATCCATTCGGTCGAATAGCACGGATAAAGATCCTTGCCGCGAAAAATCCAGTGCTCAGCGGTCATATCATTCGGCCCCAGGCCGTAGCGCACCTGGGCGATGTGAACCTGTGGCAGCTTGATGCCTGGAACGAACCAGGACAACACCGGCACCTTCATCTTGTCCAGGCGGCGAACCGTCACCAAGAATTCGCCCATCGCTTCCCGTATCTGCTTATCGAGCATCGACTGGTGTTGAACAATCAGAATCACGTCCCACGCCATTTTGCGCGAGTGTAGAAACCACTCGACGACCCGCTGACGATCCTCGCCATTCCACTGTCGCGCATTTAAAAACGTCCCGCACTCGTCCAGGATCAGCAGGCCAGCGTCATGCTCACCAGCTCCACCCCGACCCAGGCTGTAGAGATCCTGGCTCGATGGCCTGGCCGGAATGACTTCCACGAACGCCTTTGCGAGTTTCGAGCTACGCACCTTCGCGCAGCTCGAGAGATCCAGGTGAAAGTTTGCAACGACGCGACGACCCTGGATCCCATACTCACGCGCACGTCCCGCAGCCGCTAAGGACTTACCAGAACCGAGTTTTCCCGTGAGGATGTAGACGGCCATACCAACGCCTCACCAGCCGCGTTTAAATTCGTCCTGGCGCGTCCTGGCAAGCCGTTGACACACCGGATCGACCCCAATCGGCGCAAATCGCGGAACGGCATCATCGCCGAGGATCCAGGCCTGGCCCTGGCGAAGCAACTCAATCGTGAACCTGGCGCCGATCAACAGCAGGCCGATCAAATAGAACATGTCCAGCAAAAGTGTGTTTGTCATTTTCCCATCCCCGTTACATACAATCGAAACGCAAGTACTGCGCCATCGACGGTCAACACCGCCGACACGCAGCTGACCACGTTCGCCGGAAACACGAACGCGAACACCGTCGCCAGGCCTGCAGGCATGACGTAAGCGATCCCAGACACCAGGCCGACGCCAACGCCATAAAGCGTGGCGAACCCCGCAACAACCAGGGCGGCGAACGCGAGTCGCAGCGCGACCTCGCGCGCGAAAAACGCGACGAAGAACTCGAACAGTCCCGAGAACAACGTCACCAGCAATCCACCCAGGAGCGGCATTATTTTTTTCCCTTCACCAAAGTATGCGCATGCCAATCCGCGGGGAGCTTTGCAACGTAGCCAGGCACGGGCTTGCCCCAATGCCAGCCGACGCCACACGCGCAACCTGGCATCGCATCCTCAGCGCCGCACCGATAGCAAAACGCACGAATAGCGCGGAACGCTCCCACCTGGCGGGCACTCATGCAGCTGACGGAGCGCCGACCAGGCGACGCCAAATGTAGAGAGCGGTCAGCGCATACAGCGCCCAGGCGAACCACGGCTTGATCGGTGCCCAGATGCCACAAATATCCATGACAACGTCAACACCAAAAATGTGCACGCTGGCCGGATTCGTGCAGGAGTCAGCGCCCGAGATCGACGGCAGATCCCCAGGGGAAGCGTGAGGCGTGGAAGTCATCGGTGAGATCCCGAGCGATGAAGGCGTGATCGCCAGGAGCGCCGCCAGGCCCGTTGCATTGACGCCGGTGCCGGTGGGCGTGCCGGTCTCGCTGATGGTCGAGACGCAAGCAGGCTGGCCCGCGTTGCCGCACGTGGCCGAGCTCGTCCCCTTCAACTGCGCGAGCTCACCAGTGCCCGAATACGTGCCGGTAATCTGACCGGCAATCGGAATGTCCGCGCCTGCCGACAGTGGCGTGCCGAACGTAACAAGCGTGTTGGTCGAAGTGCCGTCGCCATTCCACCTCGATGCGGTCGCCGTGATCTTGCCAGTTGTCGGATCTATCGTCACTGATCGCGTCTCCGTGCCGTCTGAGAACGAAACCTGCGTCGATGCAATCGTCATCGTCGGAGGCATGCCGACAAAATCCGCCGAGTCCTGCGGATCAACCACGAAGGCATTGCCGACACGCTTGACCGTCACCCGACCGTCAGTCGGTTTCTGAACCAGCGCCGCATTTGTCAAATCGCAGGTCGTGGCCGTCGCCCCATAGCCAGCAGGACAATCCGTGACCGTCTGCATCTTCCCCGACGCGCACACGGGCGAAGTGCAGTCGAACCCAAAGCCGGACGTGCATACAGTGCCCGTCGCGGGCGCAGTAGCCAGGGTGTAGCTACACACCTTCAACGTTTGCGGAATCGCCGCAAATGCGGCGTCGATGGCCGCAGCGCATGCGACGTCGTTAGCCGCACTCTGAATCGAACCGGATCCCGACCGGCAGCTCACATGCGTGCCGGTTGCCGTGGCGGTTGCCGGTGGAGTCGTCGGCGATGACCAGCCCGCAGGAGTCGGCCCGACATACGATGTGCTCATGCCAATATCAACGCACTTGCCGCCCAGGGCCGGATCGTTGTTGCACACCTGGCCCTGCCGAGCCTTGAACGACATATCATTTATTTCCGCTAACGTGTGCCCCGTGCTGGACGGCGAGCCAGTCCTGGGACAGAGCGGATCCCCGTAACATCCGGTCGCGTTACATACGTCAACGCAGACCTGAGCCATTGCGAATTGCGACAGCGCCCCGAACAGAAACAGGGACGCCACCCGAGACGCTGTCGCAAAGTATCGCATCGGCTTAGTGCAGCAGGCCTTTGACGAAACGGGTACCAATACGCGCACCCCAGAGCACGCCGATGCCGATGGCAGCTGCGCCAACGCCAGCGGTCAACTCACCAGTGACCGAAGTCATGATCGAGCTGTAGTCAACAATCGACACGGCAGCCGCGAGGGATGCCAACGTGGCCAGAACCGCAGCCGATGCAACTTGGAAATAACGTTTCATGCTTTTTTTCCTTTCGAGTGTGAGCCAGATTTTTAGTCGAAAAATGCGCGGAAGGTTCTGGCCCATGACCCCCACACATAACCAGCGACCCACGATCCGATCAACAAACCGCAGGCCGTTAATATCGTCATCTTTGCTGTCCCGTGTTGAACCCGATGCCGAACAGGATGACCGAAGCGCACAGCACGAGAATGTCCTGAATCGCATAGTCAGCCGTGACCCCGACATCGACCGGCTTACACAGTTGTGTCACGTTCCACGTGACGGTGGTCGAACCGTTGTAGACGTATTGCATCGTCGAACCCGTAACGAGTGGATCCGTCGAGCACGTGCTCGGCGCAACCGGAAACGGCGTGCCCGTGTAGGAAAATCCATCCTCGATTGTTTTAACGAGCCGCAGCTGCAGATCAATGCACGCATCACTGACCGACTCAATCGACAGGACGCTCCCGCCGCTGACCAACTTATGCACGTAGTGACGACCATCGCACGGTGCAGCCGTGGCCGCATCAGCATCAGGCAACAACGCGAGCAACACAGCGAACGTGCCCGCGAAGCCCAGGATCCAAAACCACAGCAGCTCAAACCAGTCGGGTTTGGAAGTGAAAATCTTGCGCCGTTTGACTTCCATCACGCGACCCGCTCCAGATCCGACACCAGGCAATACCAATCCGGCACGGTTGCCGGATGCAGCTCGACAACACGCACGCGCACGGGAAACGCCTTGACGTTGCGCGGCGCGAGAATATCCATTCCATACTCGCGGCAGACCTTAGCGTGACGGAACAACGTCGCCCTGGAAACCGTCTGACGCAAATCGTGGCCGGCCAACCAGGCCGCCGCATACACGCGGCTACCGGCCGGCAGCGCCGCGAGGATGTCCGGCTCATCGCTGCGATCGACACGGCGCAGGATCTCCGTCTGCTCGACGAACAACGCTTCGAGCTTTTCGTCCGTCACGTTGCCGATTTGATCCAGGCCGATCTCTTGCAACAGTCTCCGCTTCATTTCCACCTCGACGCGAACGATTCCGTTATCTGACGCCCACAAATAGCCGCGATCCGATTTGTCGCAACCATGCGCGAGCATTTCAGCGGCTTTAACGTAGGCCTTGAGCATGCGCCTCGTGTTGGCCCACCAGACTGACTCATTGATCGCATGGCCCCGCCGCATACGCTTGACGCTCTGCGACGCTAGCCATTCGATGACCGCCGAGGCCTGCCCTTGAGATCCCGTGCAAAAGTTTCCGGTGATGTCCAGACGGTGTAATCGAGCGCCAACGCTTTGCACTTCACCATCGGGAAACACCGTAGCAGGGCTGAAAGCCGGAAGTCCGTTGCTGTGCAGAATTCGGTTGCATTTAGCGATTGTCTCGCGCCATCCCAGATTAAACAGGTTGTCCGCACGAGCGAAACGTCCGACATTTCCACTGAGGAAAACACGCGAACCGTCACATCCGAGAAGTAAAGCTGTGTCCCATGAGCCGCGCAGATGCGTGGGGCTAACTCGTTCAAAACGGCAGTTGCCTCCCTGGTCATAATGGGCGGTGATGCCCCGTAGGAGTATGGGGAGCGGGGGCTGACCCCCCCCCGTATGGCATTGGCTAATGGTGATCCAATCGACAAAAATCGACCCATTTGGCACCTGTTCTCCCCTTCCCCTGGTTGGTCTCAAAGTCTCAATTTGAGACTGAACGGCGTAGTGTTACTTGCCGATAGCTGCCAAATTGGGCTGCCCTACGAGGCCGACAACAACCGTTTCAAACTTGCCCCTGACGTGCCGTGTTTCTGTAGCCAGGTCGAGCAGCTGGACGTTGCCAGGCGTCAGCTTGCCGAACTGGGCTAGCGCCTCCGGCGCTAGCTCCAGCTCGGCTACCTCGCTACCGAAGCCAGAGATCTGGACACTCTTCAGATTGACGTTT